CTATGGAGGAAAAAGAAAAGATTAGAAAAAGAAAAAGAAAGCAAAAAATAAAGAAATTGAGAAATAGGAAAGGTTAAAATGAAAAAAGAAAAATACTATTCTCCTACAGAAAGAGAACTATTACAAGGAATAGTAAATGAACAAGAGATATTTGTAGTTAGTAAAGATGGAGATATTGTAACTAATTTAAAATTTAATAATGGGTTAATTAATGATTTAGTCAGTTTTGCTTATTTAAATGATATTGAATATAAAGATGAATATGAAGTAATTTACTCTATTAATTCAGATTATTATAGAATTAAATACCTAGACCAAGAAGATATAGAAAGTTTAGGATGGAAAAGAGACCCAAGTAGAGAAAGATATTGGGAGATGAGAGGGATTCAACTATACTATCAAGAAGAAAATAATTATCTTTATATAATGGATTATTCTGCTAATTATATATTTAGGGGCATAATTAAAAATAAAAGTGAATTGAAAAAATTGATGGAAATGTTAGAAAGATGTTAGAACAAGAAATTATAGAGAAGTTAATGAAAATTCTTCTTGAAGTAGAAAGAGAACATCTTAAAAAGGGTGAAGACAGTAAATATCTTTGGAATAATGAGTTATTTATAGAAACTTATTTAACTTTAGAAGAATTAAACTTGTTTAAAAAGATGTTAGATTATCATAGGTTAATTTCAAGATATTATTCATTTACTAATGAAGTATCATGGAGGACACATGAAAAATATATACATAAAAAACAAAAAGAAAAATTACAACAATTCATTGAATTTATAGAAAAAGATGAAGATAAATAATAAATTTACTATTAAAGATTTAGTAGTATTAAGTACAGACCCAGATAAATTACCAAGATTAGTTACAGGAATTATAGTTAGAACATCTGGATTAATATATGAGTTAAGTTGTGGAGAATTTACTTCTCCTCATTTTGAATTTGAAATTGAATTATATAAAGAAGATGAATTATAAAGAAAACAAAACAAATAAAAGTATAGCACCATTAGTATCAGTGCTATTTCATGCTACTACTCAAAGTCATATTTATCATTTACAAACTGATAGTTATGCACAACACAAAGCTTTACAGGAAGTTTATGAAGGATTACCTGACATGATAGATTCTATTGTAGAAGCTTATCAGTGTGAAGGAACTCCTGTAATGGGATATAAAGCGATGCCTTATTTAGAAGATAGTAACCCTATTGCTTATTTTGAATCTCTTTTTAATCAAGTTATGACACTTAGATATGAGTGTTGTTCTAAAGAAGATACAGCTATTCAAAATGAAATAGATAATATTTGTTTGTTAATTAAGCAGACTAAATATAAATTGAAAAGGTTAGTTTAAAAAAAAATTAAAAATATTTTAGTTTTAGGGAACTTTTACCTTTTTTATGTGTTATAAGGTTATTGAAAACACATTTTAACAAATGAAAAATTATTTAAATGAAATAGGAAAATTTCCTACACCAACTCAAGAACACTATCTGGAGTATTTTAAAACTAAATCTGATAAAGTAAAAAACTTTATTATTGAGGGTAATCTTCAGTTAGTTTATCAGCAGGGTAAAAAGTATCAAAAATATGTAGATACAGAAACTTTTGAAGATGTTATATTTGAAGGTAATCTTGGTTTAATAAAAGCGGTTGAAAAGTTTAATCCTAATAAAGGTTATAAATTTAGTACTTATGCTGCATTTTGGATAGCTTCTAGTATGATTAGTTTTTTAAAGAATAATTCTAAAACAGCAGATAAAACTATTTCTCTTGAAAATGAATTTACTAATTTAGATGAAGAAGAAGGAAGTAATTTTATTGATTTAATAGCTTCAGAAGAACCTGATACAAAAGAATTAGATAATTACTACTTAGCTAAAAATCTTACTAAACTACAAAATGTATTAACTACAAGAGAGTATGATGTATTATGTTATAGTTTTGGAGTAGATGGTTATGAAGAGTTAGATTTAAATGAAATAGCTTATAGGTTAGAATATACACCTGAAACTATTAGAAGTATTAGAGAAGGGGCTTTGAAAAAAATAAGAGGAGTGTACAGTTTAAATGATTTCTAAGAAATTTAAAAATATAGATAGAAGAGAGTTGTATAAAAGAATCTTTGAAGTATTAAATTATACTCAAGATGATAAAGAAAATAGACTTTCTAAATGGGAAATAGAGATATTAGTAGAATTTATGGTATTACCTAAAAAGAATACAGGAATTAATTATATCTTTTCTACAGGAAATAAAAGAAGGGTTATGGATAGCTATAACAAGATTTATGGTAGAAAGTTAGATATGACTAATCTGTATAAAACTTTAGGTACACTTAGACAGAAAGGATTGATAGTTAAGGATGAAGATGGTTTAAATTACTTATCTCCTTATATTACTAATAAGATTATGACTAATGATACTTTTACTATTAATATTAGTTTTGAAGATATTAAAGAAATTGATAATGAAGGATAAAATAGATGAATTAGAAAAAGTACAACAAGGTAATTATCAAATACATAATTTATATATGGGACTAGATAGTTATCTTATTTTAAAAGAAGAGTTAGGAATAGATTTTGATAAATCTTTTCACAAATACAAAGGTTATGAAATAGTAGTAGATACAGAAGATGAATCAGCAAGCCCAAGATTTATATCAAAAACTTTCTGAAAAGTATAACTTACCTAAATCTGTTATAGAAAGTATAGTAAAACATGAATTTAGTTATACTAAAGAACAGTTAAAAGAAGGTAATGAAGTATTATTACATAATTTTGGCTCATTTGAAATAATAGTCTTTAAGTTAAGAAGTAGAATAAAGTATTTTATTAAAAAGTACAGAGAAGAAAAAACTAAAAATATTGAAGAGGAGTTAAAGAAGCTCCTAAAAATTAGAAATAATTATGCAAAAAAAAGACATGTTTAAAAAAGAAGGAAAATTAATTCCATTTCCAGGAACAAGAGATTTTAATCCAGTAACAAATGAAGCTTATACGGAATCAGAAGCTGGAATTATTGTAACACCAGAAGCTGCATCAGAAGCAGCATTTTTAAGAATGCAAGAACAAAATGAAAAAGATGCTAGAGCTGTAGATGACTATAATAAAGGCTTAGTAACTACAGATTTTAAGGAGTTTGAAAATATTAAATTAATTGGCTCTAAAGTATTATTTAGACCTTTTAAACATACTTTAAGGACTAAAGGTGGATTACATAGAAAGATTTCTTTTTTTCAACCTTTACCTAATACAGAAACAGTAAAAGAAGTTCCATTATCTTACCCTCTACAATATAGAGGAGTAATTTGTAAAATCTCTGATGAATGTCCTGAAGAATTTAAAAGTAAGGTTAAAGTAGGTGATATAGCAGATATTCAAAGTATTGCTTGGCAACAACAAGCTTATGTGATGGATAGAGATTTATTCCAAGAATTAGAAGAACCATTTACATTCTGGTTAACTCCTGGGCACATTCAAGCTATTATTGAAAATTATGAAGTAAAATAATGATAGAAAATAAATACAATTGCCCATTAGAAATATGGAGAGGTTTTACTCAAACAGAACAAGAATATTATAATTTAATGAGAAAAGAGTTTGAATTTAAAAATCATGTGTATTATTTACATCCTGATACAAATAAATTTATTCCTGAAGAGTGGAGTACTCTAACTCATAATATGGTAACTATGTTTATTTGGAGAATTTTTAAGGCAGAAAAAGATGAAATATTTTATGAAAAAACTGATTATAAAAACTAAAAATGGAATTTAAAATAAATACACAAACTAAAACAATTACTATTTTACAACAATTATCTGTAAAAGAATTAAAAGAACTTTTAGAAAAATTTAATATTACAGATGATTGGCAGGTAAATGCTGTAACAAATAATTTACCTTCAATAACATCAGGTAGTACTTGGATACAACCTTATCAAGTAAAATCTTATTCAGATGTTTGTAGTTGTAATCCTAAAAATGGAGGTTCTGGAATTTGTGGTTGTACTTTAGGAAATGGAATTACATTTACTAATGATGTTTCTTATGGTAAAAATAGTAGTGTTACTAAACTGAGAGCTGATGAACTTTAAAGATATTAGAAATTTTATAGAAGGAAATTATAATCATTTATTAGATAGATTTAATAGTTTAGATGATAAAACTAAAGCTATGGCACAAGCAAGGATTAGTATATGTAAGACTTGCCCTAATCTAAAAGATAATAAATGTAGTTTATGTGGTTGTGATTTTCCAGGATTAACTTTCGCACCAAGTAAAACTTGTCCTGCAAATAAATGGTAGCCCCTCTAAGAGTAGTCCTCTTAGACCAACACTAGTGTGTGTTTCAATAATAGAATAAAAAGTTTTTTGGCAAGAATACCTACCAGCGAGTAGGAGGTTTAGGGTTCGACTCCCAGTTATTCTCAACTTAATAATATGTTAGAAGTTAAAAACAATAAAGATATAACTTTAAAGATAGGTGATAAACTTTTAATAGTTAATAATCAATTAAGTAATAAAACTTTAGGATTACTAAGTATAGGTGATATAATAACTATAACTAGTTTTTCTGAAAATAAAAAAATTCTTTATTATTCTAACTCTTTAGGGTTATCAGTAAATAGTAATGTATATGTTAGAATTTAAAAATCCTATTCCAGTTATAGTAGAAAATAATAAAGAAGGATATGCTCTTTATGTAAGAGATGGTGGTACTTTAGAAAATGATATATGGTGTATAGTTTTATGTGAAGGTGGTATTGTTAGACATTATAGAAGTGACCAAATAAGAATACATTTTAATGCTACATTTGATATAAAATAATATGATTAAATCTTTTGAATTAGGACCTTACACATGGAATGTAGCACAAAAACTAAAGTTAAAAAATAAGACTTTAGGGTGGTGTGTATTTGATTCTTTTAAAAAAGAAATACAAGTAGCTACACATAATCCTTATAATTTAAAAGAAGAAGTAACTGAAGATGTAAAAAATCATACTTTTTATCACGAACTTACTCACGCTATACTTTATGTAATGGAACATGAATTAGCTGAGGATGAAGAATTTGTAACTAAATTTAGTGATTTATTGTATCAATTTGAAAAAACTAAGAAAGAATGAAAGTGTTTGAGATAGTTGAAAACAATGTAACTTTAAACCCTGATATATTAAATGTACCATGTTTTAAAGTTATTTATGATAGAGATAAAGATAAAAATAAAGTTAATGCTTTAAAAGATTTATCTTTTATTTATCACATGTCTGATAATAATTCTATTTATGCAGATTTTCCAAGACAAGAAAAAGAAAATAAAATTAAAGCTGATTTTAAAATAGAATTAGATTATACTAATGATTTAGAAGTACAAGAAGCTATTAATACTTATAAAAGTTTTATAGAAACTCCTAAGCAAAGATTATTACAAGCTGCTAAGAATAAAATAGATGAATTTGCTGACTTTATGAATAATACAAAAGTAGATGTGGATTCAGCAGATACAATACTAAAAATATTTAAAGATATTAGTACTACAATAGCTAACTTTGATAAGCTTGAAGAGGCTGTTAAAAAAGAAAAAGAAAGTAATAACTCTAAGGTTAGAGGTAATAAATCACTTTCAATGTTTGAGCAATAATGATATTAAAAGATACAAGTAGATTTCAGGAAGTTTGGTATAATTTTGTTAAGACAGGTAGTTATTGTAACTATACTAAAGATAGTTATGCTTATAAAGAGTTTTGGCTTAGAGAAGATGATAGATGCCGAAACGGATTAAAATTAAATGATTTATATATTCCTGGAGCTTATTATTTTTATCTTAACTATTATCCTATATTAGCTAAAGATGAAAAGACAGGAAGAAAAAGTAGAATTTGCCCTAGATTTACTGATGTAGATTTAGAGTATTTTTCTATTATAGAAAGAGCAAGAAAAGAACAAAAAGGTGTTATATTAGCTAAACCAAGACGTACAGGATTTTCTTTTAAAAACTCTTGTTTAGTTACACACGAATATAATTTCTATAAAGAAGCTAAGTGTGTTATAGGAGCTTATTTATCAGACCTATCTAATAATACTATGAGTATGTGTATAGATGGATTAAACTGGTTAGATAAGCATACTGAATGGAAGAAACAAAGAAATCCTGATACAAGAACATTTGTAAAAGCAAGATATAAAGAAACTGTAGATGGTATAGATATTTGGAAAGGTTATAACTCTCAAATAGAAGTAGTAACTTTTAAAGATAACCCATTTGCATCAATTGGTAAAACTACAAATTTATTTATATTTGAAGAGGGAGGTAAATTTCCTAACCTTATAGAATCATATAATATTTCTGAACCTTGTTGGAGAGATGGTGAAGATATGATAGGTATTCCTATTATATATGGAACAGGAGGAGATATGGAAGGAGGAACTGTTGAGTTTGCAGAAATGTTTTATAATCCTGAAAAGTTTAATTTATTAGCTTTTGATAATATATGGGATGATGATAAATCTGGTTCTAAATGTGGTTGGTTTATTCCAGCTAATAGAATGAGATTTGGTAAGTTTGAATATGAAGGTAAAACAGTTGATTTAGTAGATTCAGATGGTAATTCTAATGTAGAAGCTGCAACAGCATCTATTATGAAATTAAGAGAATTAAAATCTAAATCTGGTGTAGATAAAGATTATAGAGATACTATTACACAGTTTCCTTTAAAACCTGCTGAAGCATTTTTAAGAAGTGGTTATAATAAATTTCCTGTAGCAGAATTACAACAAGTTTTAGGAAAAATAGAAAGTACTAAATCTTATGAATATGATGAAAAATATGTAGAATTATTTTTTAATGAAAAAGCCCCAAGAGGTGTAGATTATAATATCTTACATAATGCTAAACCTTTAGTAGATTACCCTGTAAAAGAAGTTCAAAGAGAAGGGTGTATAGTAGTATATGAGTTTCCTATAGAATTACCTGATGGAACTACTCCACCTGAATTATATATGATATCACATGACCCTACTAAAAATGATGATGAGGGTAACTCTTTAGCAGGTATTCAAGTATTTAAAACTCATAGATATTTTAATTTATATGGACATGATGAAGTTGTAGCAGAGTTCTATGGAAGAAGGGGTAAAGATGATATTAATGAAATATTAGAAAAGTTAGCTATGTGGTATGGGTTATCTAATAAGATGTTATTCTTTGAAAATGCTGTAGGTAATACTAAAGAATATTTTGAAAGAAAAAAGAAGTTATATTATCTTTGTACACAACCTCAAACTATTTTTAATAAAAAAGCTGCTTTTACTTCAACAGGAAATATTATTTATGGTTATCCTATGAGTAATCAATATATTAAAGCTGAAGCTGAAGATTATTTAAAAGAATGGTTATTAGAAGATAGAAATAAAGAAGGCAATTTAAAAAATCTTCATTTACTTAAATCTAGAATGTTATTAAAACAATTAATAGCTTATAATAGAGATGGTAACTTTGATGCTGTAATGACAGCAGTAGGGTGGGCTTCAGGTAGAAGGGAAAGATTTAATATTTATGAGAAAGAAAAAGAAAGAGAAAATAAAACAAATAAATTAGATTTTTTAATAAATAATAAAAAAGTATTTAATAATGGCAGCAAATCCGTCAGGGTCAGAAGTTAGAAATTTACCTTATCAAAGGATAAGTTTTAAAAAGAAAAAAGAAAATGATTATGAGTGGGGTAAAAGCACTATAGATTTTCTTATTAATTCCGCAAATGCTATTTCTAATAGTTCTATTAATAATAGAAATGGAATGGTAGATTGGGATAGAATGTTAGCTAATTATCAGTTATATGGTAACATAGTTAATCAAATAGATTTTGAAAGTACATTTAATCCTTTAGGTATTGATGTAGGTCAAGCTACAGATAAGATACAGCCTTATAATCATAGTTATAATATTATAAATGTTCTTCTTGGAGAAGAGTTAAAAAGACCTTTTAATGTTAAAGCTGTACTTACTAATGAAGATGGTTTTAATGCAAGGCAGATAGAAAAAAATAAACTATTACAACAGTATGTAATACAGGAATTACAGATGTATATGAATCCAGAAACAGGTGAACAAGACCCTGCTCTTGACCCTAAAAAGATAGATAAATATATTTCTACAGAATATCAACCAGCTAAAGAAATAGCTTCTAATAAAGTGTTAAAGTATTTATATCGTAAGTTAGATATTAAATCTAAAAAGAATGATGCTTTTAAACATGCTTTAATTTCAGGTAAAGAATTTGTACAATTAGATATTGTTAATGGTGAACCTGAATTAAATATATTAAATTCTTTATCTACATTTTATAGAAAATCTCCTGAAATTAAATATGTTCAGGATGGTTTATATGTAGGTTCAAGAAAAAGAATGCACGTAGGAGATATTATACAAAACTTTGGAAGAGATTTAGATAAAAAAGATTTAGAAGAAATCCTTAAAACAAGTTATTTTTCTAATAATATGGATGTACCTGCTAAAGAAATGAATTATTTCTTTGAGCATTTAGAATTAAGATACATGGGAGCACCTTTCTATAAAAACTGGGAAGAAGGTTCTTATGGTAAAACTAACTTTACAGATTTAGAAGTATATCATATATACTGGAGAAGTGAAAGAAAGATAGGATTTTTAGAATATACTGACCCTATGACTGGTGAGCCAGTAATGGAAATAGTAGATGAAAATTATAAAATAAATAAAGAAATTGGTGAAACAATTGAGTGGGATTGGATTCCTGAAGTATGGGAAGGAATTAGAATAGGTACTAATATTTATTGTAGTATTAGACCTTGTAGAGTGCAATTAAGGTCTATAGATAATCCTTATGTAGTTAAGTTACCTATATTTGGTATTGTTTATGATACCATGAACTCTGAGCCTGTTTCTATAATGGATAGAATGAAACCTTATCAATATCTTTATTTTGTAGTTATGCACAAGTTTTTAAAACTTGTAGCTAATGATAGAGGTAAAGTAATGCCATTTGATGTGTCTTTATTAGGAGATGATATACCTATTGAAAAAGCATTGTATTATCTTAATGAGTTAGATATATATTTATATAATGGTTTATCAGGTGGAGATGAGCCTGGAGCTGCGCATAGAGGTGCTATATCAGGGTCTTTAGATAGAAGTAATGCTCAACAAATTGCTCAATATATAAATATGTTAGAGGCTATTGAGCAAAAAATAGCTATGGCTGCTGGTGTTACACAACCAAGAATAGGTGGTACTTCAGCTAATGAAGCTGTAACAAATGCTCAACAAAACTTAATGCAATCTTCTCATATTACTGAACCTATGTTTTTTCAACATAACTTATTATGGGAACAAGTATTACAAGGTTTAATAGATGTAGCATTTACAGCTTATAGAGATAAAATTGAAGAAATGAATGAACCTGTTAAGTTACAGTATATCTTGGATAATATGTCTATAGATACTTTAATGATAGATTCTGATTTAACTTTATCAGATATAGGTATATTTATAATGGACTCTCAAAAAGATAATGAAATATTTACTAAATTAGAATCATTAGCTCAACCTTTATTACAGAATGATAAAGCTGATTTCTTAGATTTAGTTCAAATGTTTAAAGCTGTATCAGTAGAAGATTTAGAAAGAAATGTAGAAGCTGGTATTAAGAGAAAAGAACAAGCTCAAGCTCAACAACAAGAACAAATTAATGCTATTGAACAAGAAAAGATAGCTTTAGAAAGAGAAAGATTAGATAGAGAAGATATGAATAAACAGCTTGATAGGGATACAAAAATACAAGTTGCTACAATATCAGCGTTAGGATTTTCTGAAGATAAAGATGCTGATATGTCTGGAGTTCCTGATGTAATTGAACAGTCTAAATTAGCTTTACAACAACAAGATTTACAGTTTAAACAAATGACTGAATCTCAAAAGATGGCTCAAGAAAAAGAAATAAAAGATAAAGAGTTAACTTTAAAAGAGAAAGAATTAAATTCTAAAAAAGAAATTGAAAAGTTAAAAATTCAACAGACTAAAGTACAAAATACCAGTCAAGAAAAAATAGCTACACAAAAAGCTAAATTAGATAAAGAAATGGCTGAAAAGAAACTTCAAATAGAACGTATAAAAGCAAGAAAAAAACCTAGTAAATGAGAAAAAAAACAGAATTATTAAAAGAAGTAAATGATGCTATTAAAAAAGCTAAACTTTCTGATTTAATTCTGAGAGATACTTATCTTAACACTAACATTTTAAATGTTACAGAACAAACAATTAAAAAAGCTTTAGAAGACAATATGTATCATTTTAAACAAGACCGTAGAATAAGATTTCAAATATTTAATCCAAATAAAAAATATTTTTAATCGGTTTAGCTATATACAAGTAAAAAATTTTACAAAACCATTTAATATTACAATTAACAATTTATTAAACTAAAATTATAAGAAATGAGTGAAAACAAATTAGATTTCTTTGCAGGACTAGAAGATAACTTTACACCTGCTCCAACAGTAGATGTTGTAACTAAAGATGATGACAAAGTTACAGATTTAGAAAAAAATGTATTTGAGCAAGAAGTAGTAGATGAAAAAGATGAAGAAGTAGAAGATACTACAGATACTACAGAAACTGAAACAACTACTGAAGATAAAGATGATATTTATCAGGTATATTTTGAAGATTTAAAAGATAAAGACTTTTTAGATTTACCTGAAGATTTTGAATTTAAAGGTACAGAAGATTCTCTTAAAGAGGCATTAGAAGTTTCTAAAACAAGAATTGCTGAAAAAACTAGAGAAGATATTGTAGCAGGATTTCAAGATTTTGTATATAAAAACTTAGAACAAATTCAAAATACTTACAATACTGTAGATTTTGAACAAGTAGATTTAAGTGATGAAGCTACACAAAAAGAAGTAGTTAAATATTATTTAAAGAAAACTACTAAGTTTAAAGATGAGCAGATTGAAAAGAAAGTTAATCAACTTGAACAATTTGCTGAACTAGAAGATGAAGCTAAAACTGCTTTAGATGAGCTAAAAGTTTTAGATAAAGAAGAAAAAGCTCAATTAGCCAGACAAGCTGCTGACTATGAAGTTGCTCAAGCTAAAGCAAGACAAGATGCTGATAAGTTGTTTAGAAAGACTTTAAAAGAAACTGATGAAGTTTCTGGCATTAAAATAAATAAAGATAGAGTATTTAACTCTTTATATAATACTATTAAATTAGAAGATGGTACTGTAACTACAAGTTTTAATAAAAATTTGCAAGAAGTATTATCTGACCCTACAAAAACTATTTTCCTTGCACATTTGCTTGAAAATAATTTTGAATTAAATAAAATTGAAGATACAAAAGTAAATACTAAAGCTGCTAAAGTTTTAAAAGAAAAGTTAAGGCAAGCAGGTTTAAGTAGTTCAGCTAAGACCAGAGGTGGAGATTTATCAAAACCAGGCAAATTATCTTTAGAAGATTTTTCTTAAATTAAAAATAAAATTGAATTAATATGGCATTAGGCTACAAAAGTCAACTCTATTTACAAGAGTTTAAAGGTGGTGGTGGTAATTTCGTAGATTCGGACAGTTTAGCTGCCTCTTACGATTCTGACCGCCCTCATGTATTTGAAGGTGTATTAGATAGAATTTACACTTCAGAAGTAAGATTTAGCTCTAAACCTCTTACCAACATGTTAAAAACTGCTGGTAATGTAATGGAGATTGACACAGATTATTACAGATGGTATTTGCAAGGTGCAGAATATCAAACTTTCCGTTCAATGGAAAATTTGGAAGCATCTAATGCAACTCCAGGTATTAACCAAACAGAATTTCGTCTTAAATTAGATGTGGACTATTTAGTTCCTTCTGATGTATTGCAAGGTGAAAATAATGAATATGCTTTAAGAGTACAATCTTATCCAGAGCAAGATGGTAATGGTTACATTTACATGGTTAAATTAGTAACTGATAATCCATTAGAATATTTTCCTAATGATTTGTTAGATGAAGGTCGTGAGTTCTTGAAGAACTGGACTGTAGTAGCTAATGAAATGAACACAGAATATGGTTCTGGTCAATGGGGTCAATACTTCCAATTAGAATCTCAAATTGGCTTCTTTGCTGAAGAGTTTAAAATGACTGATAAAGCAATGCGTAATGCTGATAGATTAGCTATTAAACTTGTACATAAAGATAAGTCTTTGACTAACTTTATGGTAATGGGTGAAGCTGATATGAATGAAAGATACTACATGGGTATTGAAGCTGCTTTAACCTATGGTAAAAAATCTAATTCTTTGTCTAAAGAAGGTTACCAAATTAAAACTGGTCCTGGTCTAAGACAAATGTTAAAAGATGGTAACGTAGAATACTTTAACTCTAGCTTAACAGAACAACGTCTTAAAGATTTCTTGTTGAATATATTCTTTGCTCGTAACAATGAATCTCAACGTAAGATTACTTTGATGACAGGTACTTATGGTGCTATTATGTTCCATGAGATGTTGGCTAACTCTGCATCTGGTTTCTTAACTGTAGATACACACTTTATACGCAACTCTCCTGATAAAGTAGCTAATCACCTTTCTTATGGTGCTCAGTTTACTCACTACTATGGACCAGAAGGTATTGAAGTTGATTTGATTAAGAATCCTCTATATGATGATTTGAGATACCAACGTAGAACTCACCCTCAATATCCTAATATTCCAATTGACTCTTGGAGAATGACAGTGTTAGATTTCTCTCCTAATGGAAATTCTAAATCTAACATTATGATGTTGAAAGAAAAAGATACTTTCAACTACGGATATGTACCAGGTCGTGTAGGTCCTTCAGGTAAACCTATTCAAGGTGGACAAGCTATTTCTAAAGAAGGTGCTTGCAACTGGTTTATTCAAGGTTCAGCAGGTCTTTGGATTAAAGACGTATCACGTACGGGCGAACTAATTTTCGACTATGATGGCTAGTCATAATAGATAATATTGAAAAATAAATAAAAATAAATGAATCTAATTCCTGTATCAGGTGGACAAAAAATTAACCCAGCAGGCAGAGTTTATGGTAGATTAACTGTAACTAAACTTGCTGGGTATATTATAGAAACAAGAAATAAAGAAAAAGGTACTACAAATAGAGTTGCTGTTTATTCATGTAAATGTGAATGTGGTAATGAACTAGATGTGAGGTCTAAAGATTTAAAAAGAGGTTTTACTAAATCTTGTGGTTGTTTACACAAAGAAACATCTTCACAAAATGGTAAAAATAATATTTTAAAAGGAGATGATAATGCTTCTTTAAATATGTTAATTACTCATTATAAAAGTAGAGCACGAGTTAAAAAGTTTGAATACAACTTATCTTTTGAAGATTTTAAAAATATAACATCAAGTAATTGTTATTATTGTGGTATTGAACCTTTACAAAATGCTCAAACTAAAACTAAAGGATTAGCTAAAGCTTATTACTATAATGGTATAGACCGAAAAGATAATACTAAAGGATATACTCTTAATAACGTAGTACCTTGTTGTAAGACTTGTAATTATGCTAAACGTATCCAAACAGAAGAAGAATTTCTTATTTGGGTTAAACGAATTTCTGAATATCAAAATTTCTGTAAATAAATAATAAAAGTTTAGAGGGTTCTTCAAAAACCCTCTTTTTTCTTAACATATAAAATATCGGACCGATGGCGAAAATTTATTTAAAACCAACTCCGAGAACTTCAGCAGTGAAAATCTCGGAATTAAAGAACTTATCTGCTGAGAATGG